GGGATGGAAGATCCCCGTATTATTTCTGCACTATTTATTTTTCTGAAAATGGCATATTATAATGTGCTGATCAACAATTCGGTATGCTCCACATTTTTACTCCTTCCAAACTTCATTAGCTTCTTTCTTGCAATCTCGCTCCGTGTAATAATCATACAAGAACTCTTTCTGTGCTTTTGTCATGTCTCTAACCAGGCTTCCGGTCGCAAATGCGATCCCCTGCGATGGATTGTGAAGCAGTACCCAGCCCCGATCTGTAAGCCAGCCTCCAGCGTCAAATATATCTTCGCTCTGATCCGGGTAATTCTCTTCCACGTATTTATTCGCCCAGTCTTGGTGTTCTCCCCACTCAACTTCATGGAAAGTTCCATTCGGCTCCAACCACCCGAAATCTCCGGTTGTATGCTCTTTTTCATCCATCATACGGGTTATGAAGCTGTCAAGTCTCGCCTGCTCTCTATCTTCGTTCGTTTCCTCTCCTAGCTCTTTTCTTACTGCTCTTTGTTCGCCTTCCGAAAGATGTTCCATTGCCACATTGAACCTTTCTGTCATTCTATCCAGATCACTTTTCAAGGCTTTTTTCGACTGAGGTATCTTCCAGACATTCATACCACTTGGTAGCTCTTCCTCTTCTCCTGGCTCATATGTTTCCAGGTGGTACGTTCCGTCAGCAGTATTGCCTTTCAGTGCTGCTCTTCCCATCAGGATATCTTCTGCATACCTCCGGATCTGAGCTTTCGGTGTGTCTGTTCCGGTCATACTGTCCACCAGGATTTCCATGATTTTCTCAATACTCTTTTCCCCAGAGTAAAACCACTCCCTAGCGATCTGAGTAATAAACTCTCCCGTGATTCCAAACGAAAGTGTTCTTTTTTCTCCTCCCATCTCCGTACCTCCTACTCTTGATTGCAATAATCAATAAATGCCGTGATTGTCTCGTCTGCCTCGCAACGTGTATAAAGTCTCTTTTTGCGGTTTTTCTTTCTCCATAGCGGTAACCCGTGCATTTTCCGCTGGTTATTTGTCAGCAACATCGGTTTCATGTTTTCCATGCTCTCTCCATCTCCGGAGGTCTGCCGCCTCCGGTCGGCACTATGTAATCAATCCAGAAGCAACTCCTGGCTGATTGTGTACTGTTCCTGGAGCTTTTCAAAAGCTCTTTCGGTTACTGTGTATTCAAACCATCCAGCCATGTACTGATAATTTGGTCTGAGGTTCTTCGCCTCTTTCACACCATCTTTTTTGATCCCTCTGCCTTTCAGCTCCAGCGGAGTGTTGATGTGGTAATGTCTGCCGTAATAGCTCCGCTCTGCTTCGATCTGACACTTTGGCTTCTGTTCTCCCATTTCTGGAGTGTAGCAGTACAGCCCCGGTTTCTCCGGAATCACTGCTGGCTTTTCTTCCGGTCTTGCATTTTCCAGGCGTCTTGTCCGGATCTGTTCCTGGAGCGTTTCAATCTCTCCAGGTTTGAAATCGCCCTCCTCATGGCAAACTGCCATGATCTCTGCATACTCCTCTACTACCTGGTTGTCAGATGCCAGATTGATAAGCTGTGTCAGGTTCAAAAAGATGTTGCTGTGTGTCTGTGGAAACTGAATAATTGTTGCTGCCATAATGTCTCTACCTCCCGATTATGCGTAAATGAATTTTCTGAGATCTTCGTCTCTGCAATCACTGTCTAACCATTTGTCGAACTGATCCGGAAATCTTTTCTCCAGCTCGTCCATGAACCATCCTCTCAGCGTGGATGTGTTTGGATCTGTCATGGTGGTTGTCATTTCCCACTGATCCAGAAGCTGTGATGTTGCCAGGGATCCGATCAGGTTTCTTGCTCTCTGCTCCGGTGCCGGTTTGCTTTCCTCTTCGTCTATCAGCTCGATTTTATCCATCAAAGTTCTCCAGTAAAACACTCTGCCATCGCTTGTTACAAGAAATTCTTTGTGAAGATTGCTGTTTTCTTCTTTCAGGTCATATGCTTTACATTCAACCACTTTTCCGTCAATGTATTCGTGTGTGGTATCTTCAAATTCCGCTTTTTCTTCCAGGTATGAAATAAATTCTCTGACTGTGAGCTTGTCCATGAGCTTTTCTGTAGCAATCATAAAATTTACTCTGTATCTGTTAGCGTCCTCGTTTTTATATCTCATGGTGTTCCTCCTATCTTTCTTCGACTGATCCGATCTCCAGATCATATGACCTTGTTTCTGTGCCCTTCATGTATCTTTCAAGTGATTTTCTCAATTTTGAAATAGCATCGTCTTCATCCTTGCCAGCGATTACTCTTGAATCAAGATCGCCCTTGATTTCCTCGTAATCGTTAATCATCAGGTACTCGTTTATTCTGAAATAGATTTTATATTTTTTCAT